TTTTTGTTTCATATCCATATTTTTCAACCCATGTTTCTTTTGGTTCTTGTGATATGACTCCGTTGTGGACGATGGCAAGTTCATCAGTTGACATAGGCTGATTAAAGCGAAGATCGCTGGTACTATAACGGATATGGCCAATACAATATAAATTTCCATCTTCATTTGTCCAATGTTTCAAATTTTTCATTTTAATAAATTCGTCAGCTGGTAAAGATTCAGAAATTGTTCTGACATAATTGCGTTTAACAAAAGAAACGCCTGTTGCGTGTTTGCCACGAATCATCGATTGAATGAAAAGACTACGAACTAAATCGTAATCTTTCTCGTTAAAGTTTTTAATTGCAATGCCAAGAACGCCACACATCAGAAAAATGAATCTAAACTTGCAGTTACTTCTTTCTTATATGGATCTTTCATATTGTTCTTCTCCATATAATCAAACCACTCTTGATCTTGCCACATATTGGTAGAAACACCATTCCAAAGAGGACGATGAAACTTGTGGTCTTTATTTTGACGACGATCATCAATATACTTTTTACGCAGCTGTTCGTAATCCCAAGACTTGAGTTCAACCATTTTTTCGCGGAAGTAAGCAACGATTGTCATACGGTCATTATCATCACCAATCAATGCATCATTGGCGTGAATACCGCCATGGTTATTGACAAGCAACATATCACCTGGCTGTAAATTGATAGCAATACGATACTCTGGCAAAATAAATTCACCACCCTTCCAACCTTTACCATCTGGTCCAGTTACACCACAGATGTTAGAGAAACCTTCGTGAAGATCTCCATTATCTCTATGGCATGCAGTACGCCAATTATGATTTACAGTAAGTGTTGTGAATACAGTTCCATCAATACAAAACCTTGGATCAAGCTTTTCTGCTTCTTGATTTTGCTTGTTCCAACGTTGTGGCAATAGCTCACGAAACTGATCATTCAACTTGTGCAAATATGGATAGCACAATGCAAACTTATCATAATTCTTTTCTGTATAAGAAGTTTCACGTCCATATGGAATGCGGGGATAACGATCGAAGTATCCAGCAATGCCAGACATTACAGACTGTGCATAATTAGTGTCTGAAATATAATTGTCGACAACAAATTGTGCCTCAACACGCTGTTCTTCGCGCGACATATTATGAATACCAGCGAGCCACTTCTCAAACCAGCCATGGTATTCGCTATACTTCTTCAATACTTCTGAACGCAGCCAAACCTGACCACGTGTTTCTTCTTTTGAATTATTCGCCACCATTTCACGAATTGATTCAATCGTAGTGCCATCATCAAACGTATTCAGCGGTCGCGCAAGATGCGAGAGAATTTCTTGATGCTCTGCAGTAACCCAATCACGATTGCCACGACCTTCTTGTCCTAACTGTTCGCCTCGAGGACCAGCAGCCATGCCACGATTTTGCGATTCAGTTGCTGCATCTCTCAACCCAGCATAGGCTGCATTTTGTTCTTCCTTGGTAAAAACATTTTTCCGATATTTGAAGATGATGTTTTCTTCGGAAAGAGAACCGTCCAAAGATTCTGCATACAAGTCACAATCTTGTTCAATAATACGATCTACATTTTGTGCACATGTAACAAATGTTCCTAACAAATTTTCACAATCAGCTTTTGCTCTGACAATAACTTCTACCATATTACGCCTCCAATTCAACGAACCATATTATATGTATACGAATAGTATACCGGAAATATAGCATTATGTCAAGTGTTTTGTTACCGTTGCAATTTCATCACACCAGCAATATCGGGAGCTGTCCATCCTGCAGGCTTTTGGATCTTACCGTCTTCACGACGCAATACCTTACCGTCTACTAACTTTGCCATATTGCTGCGGTGCACTTCGTCGAAAATTTTATCAAGAGGAATGCCATACGCTACTGCAGTTCCGCATGCAATATAAATGATATCAGCAAGAGCGTCGGCAATTTCTACAATATCATTATCTTGTTCTGCAGCAACATATTCATTAAATTCTTCTTGAAGAAGAACCTTACGTAAATGCCTTTCTTGTTCATTAGGAAGATTTGGCTTTTCGCCAACTAACTGTCCAAAAGCGATATGAAAGTCATGAACATTATTATAAAAGTCTGTCATTGAATAATCCATTCTGGTGGTTGTCGTTTTGTCCATTTATGCATTTTGGTTTTACCCAAGGTATAATAATTTCGATAATTGATCAATGGATCGTCCGAAATAATATATTCTTCCGCCATAGCAGAAGGCATGGGAGTCCAATCCCATGCTTGAAGATTTTTTGGTGGCGATTGTAGTAAATATGATAATTCACCATAACATTTATGTTGTTTACCATAACGATACGTATATTCACCCATTAACGCATAAAAATGATCTACAAGCCAATTGTAATTTTCAACAGAGGCTCTACACCAAACAGCTGACGGGTGATTGATATGGGTTGCAGAGTATAAAACATTTTCTCGTTGATCCAACAATTTCCATCTTCTGGCTTTACGACCAGATTGAGATTGTCCTTGATATTCTACGCCATCGAGTATACGATGTGCTGTCGACAATAGTTGAGCGGATTCCAGTATCATTTTAACGACATGTTTATCAACCATCCATTCTGCAGCTTGTGTAGGATTTGGATCAATAAAGAAAATATTCACGCAGCATTTCTCCACTTACGCATCGCTATATCTCTATGATACCTCGAAGCACGATTAAAGTAAAGCATTCCGTCTAAATGATCCATCTCGTGTTGAAACACTCTGGCAGTCATCCCTGTGAATTTTTCTGTACGAACATCTCCTGAAGGAGTAGTAAATCTAACCCGAATATGTCTTGGTCTTTTTACTTTGATCACAAGGTTCGGGAACGACAAACATCCTTCTTCGAGAACAATTGTTTCATTGCTCGTATCAATAATTTTGGGATTGAAACAAACAAAATTCTCGGGATGACCACGCATAGCAAAAAACCGATAAGGAGCTCCGATTTGATTGGCAGCAATACCGTAACCATTGTTATCGTACATAAACTTAACCATCTCTTTGGCATACTCAATAGGATCGAATGGAGGATTGTTGAAATCAAATTCTTTACATGGTTCGCGAAGTATAACATCATCACCACTTACAAGTTTCATTACCATTTGTTAATTACTCCTGCTATTATAAAAATATTAGTTATTAGATAGGAAACCACAATAACAGTTCTAATTATTGCAATTGTATCAGCTTCTTTGTTATTACTACCAGCTTTCTCGCCTAATGCTTTCGCCCAAACACGCCAAAACTTCATGCTGCTATTTTCGAAAAGTTTTGTTTCTTTTCAAACTTTATGACATGTTCAAACTTATCTACTAGCTGATCACCCTTATGACTAATAATAAACGTATTTGTGTCCAAAGTCAACTGGTTTAATATCTTCATGAACTCTTCAGTTCCATTTGAATCTAAAGAGCTATCAAATACTTCATCCATGATAAGCAAGTTAGTAGAAATAGAGTTGCGTAACTTAGCAACAGAACGCCAAGTAAACAATATAGCAAGATTGATGCGCATCTTCTCTCCTTCGGAGAAACTGGCGTACGAAAAGTCATCTCGATATCTCGATTTAATTGTTTCATTAAATTCTTCATCCAACTCAAATTGGACAAAAAAATCCATAGCAGAAAGATACTTGTTGATAAGCTTATTAATAACGGGAACATATTGTTTAATGATCCTAGCTTTGATGCCACCATCTTTCAATAATGAAGAAGCAATCGACAAAATATTTTTTTCTTCTGATAGTTCATTAAAATTATTTTTGAAGGTTTCCAATTCAATTTCAAGATCAGTAATTTTCGTATCATCTTGAAATTGAATTTTCTTTACTACACTTTGCATTTCCTGTTCAATGATATCAATGTAATCAATCCAAGAACTGATGCGTGTTTTAATTTGATGTTGTTCCATTTTATTGTCAGTAATTTTGGATTGAATTTCCATAATCTCGCTGACTTTCTTATTGGTATTTTCAAACTGTTCAATCAATGTTGGCAAATTAGATTCAATAACAGTTATTTGTTTTGATCTATCATCAACACTTTTACTACGAAATTCTTCTTCAATATCTTGATTACATGTAGGACAGTTTTTATGATTCTCTAAAAAGTTAATATCATTCCTAAGATTAGATATCTTATGATCTAACTGAACCCGAAGCTTTTTGATTTTATCAATACGAACCTTGAGCATCGATTCATCTTCAGTAAGAGCATTCAACTCAACTACTTTGTCGTTCAATATCTTCAATTTACTATTTGCTTCGTCAA